CATTAGTTGAATTTAAATATAAATTATAACCGCCACCTGTCGTGTCTTGCGTTCTAATAGTTAAGTCTCCCTCGCCAGAAGTAGAGGTTTGTATATATGAGTTGTTATTACCATCATAGTATATTTCTAATTCTTGAGAACCTCCAAACTGTATTTTTTTATTATTTGCCAAACTAACATTACCTAAAAATGATGTGTTTTGGCTTACATCAATACTTGCTGCTGGTGTAGAATTAGTACCAAATGTAATTGCTCCATGTTTACTTGTAATTCCTAAATCATTAGTGCTTAAATTTATTACAGCTCTTTGACTTGCTGCGCTATCTAACCATGAAATTGAACCATCTGCTCCACTACCAGCTTCATCGCTATCTTGTAGTGTAATTGCAGGTATAGCATCAAATATTCTTATATCTTTAGTTAGTTTGAATTGAGTTGACTCTTCAAGTAATCCGTTAGTTTGTAAGTTTCCAATCACTAAATCTGCCGCAGCATATCCAGTGCCGCCAGTGTCAACTACCGTTGTTGGTTCAACTTGTAATGATTTAAATAGTTTAAATTTATCATCTCCTGCATCTCTAAATATACCAGAATATAAAGTTGTGCTTGAAGGAGTGTATTTTCCATAAAAACCTATATCAACAGCATCACTTGATGTATTGTTGTTTGCTAATACAATAAGTGGGTCTTTTACTGTTAAAGTATCTGTACCTACTGTAGTTGTGCTACCTTCAACAACTAAGTTTCCTATGACTGTTAAATTGCCACCAAACTTACCGTCTCCAGAAGCATGAAATTGTACTGTAGGTGTTACTCCAATACCAATTTGTGTTGTAGAAACATATAAAGGAGAACTGTTGCCAAATCCATCTGTTAGAACTTTAGCTCCTGTTGTTATATTACTATTATCAGAAAACTTTATTAAGGACTGATAAGTATCTTTTATTTTATTACCTGAGAGTGAAGCCATAATTAACTAAAAAGATTTATTTTATTTGTTGTTTTCCAATTTATAGTGTTTCCCATTATCTTTTCTTTTTAAATAAGTTAACAGTTTTGTTATGTTAACCTGCTTAGGTTTGTAGTTCTTTTTTATAATACCCATCCGTTAAATATAGCATCTTTGTCTGGATAAATATCTTGATTTGAATTACTATAATACTCATTAAATTTAGTAGGAGCATTATAAGTCATATAGTCAATAAATCTTTGAGCATAATATTCGGCAAAATCTCTTTCCTTTTGTATTAAGAAATCTATTTCTTCTTTATTTGCAATTACACTATTTTCTGAATTATGTTTAAATACACCACCGTTAGAAATACTATAAGCAGCAAATGGTAAATATTCTACCATAGCAAAATGTATTAACATAGGTTGTATATAATCATTTACTAAAATTAAGTAGTCACCAGCTAAATTTCCTGCAACTATATCTGCGCTTATTTTATCATATAAATCTGTACCTACATAATTTTGCACATGTATCTCTTGTGCTAAATGTATAAATTGTATAAATTTATCAGTATCTACATTTGAATTTAATGCTGTGTTTTTTACTAAATCTGACCGTTTTATAAATAGTGCTTTTGCCATTATTCTTCTATATTTATTGTTTCATCCTCTATAACCTCTTTATCCTCTTTTTTTATACCTGTTTCTTTTTCAATTTCTGATTCAGTCATTGCATTAGTTAGGTCTGTAAATTCAAGAGGTTGTAATGTTTTAAAGTATATATCTAATTCTATTTTATTATAAAATAATATTTTCTCTAACTCATCTAATATTGTTACCTGCATAGGTCTTATAACCGTATTATCCATTAATATAGATGCTGTTTGTAGTTCTTCTGCATTATTACCTAAACCTGTATTATCTTTAATACCAACAAGCATTGGAGATACAATTCTGTGTGAAACCATTACCTTTCTCATTGATTCATCACTTAAAAACCTATATTGTTCATGTGCATCACTTAAAATAACTGGTTCAATACTTGCAGCTAATTCTTTGCTATCATTAAAAGCTAATATAAAACGACCAGCATTACTAGAACCGCTAAATTTACTTTGTATATTTTGCTCGATAGATGTTCTTGCTTCTTCTGTTGGTACTCCATTATTGAAGTTAATAAGCATACTTGGAGCTAAACCGTTTTGTATGTTGTTAATGTGGTAATTGGCAATTTCTTCTTCAAGCTCTGCATACTGCAAACCACCTTGATAACCAACTGGAGAATAATAATAAAAACCTGCTCTATATGGTTTAATATAAAGTATTTCTAAACCTGCTCTACTTGTACCAAAAGCAGGTATTCTTTTAGGAGAACTCTTTATGTTTATATCTGACCAGTCTTTAGCATAGTAATAACCCTTGATTATACCCTTGTTATCTGCCTTCTCTGCCCTTAAAGTCTCTACAGGTATATGTTCTACTTGTACGATTTTAGAACGGTCTTTAGAATAGATTATTTGCAGTGCTGCTTGACCCATCATTTTGTAGTCGTAACAAATCTTTTTCATTGTCTCTTTGGCAAAAAGGTCTTTCATCTCTTTATAATCTCCTTCTTTTTCTTTGCTATCAACAGCATCTAATCCTTTACCATAAATCATTTCAGCAATACCATTAATTGCAGCATTGTTTGTAGGGCTGCCATTATATCTATCAATTAAATAGTCAAAGTAATTATTATCGTCACCATATTCTACCCAATCCCTGTTGTAATTTTCTGTTATTTCTGGTCTTGTATAAGAAGACATGTTTACTATATGAATCTTACCTTTGTCTATTTCTAACTTAGGTTCTTCTTTTCTTCTTTTGCTTCTTATTCTATTTAATTTTTTTGTCATAATATTATATAATCGTTATCGTATGTATTTTCTGTAGTGTATTCTCCAGAATTTACATTAAAGGTATTAAAATTAGTTTGGTCTGTACAAAAAATTGTTCCTCTATATATAATTGTAGAGTTATTTTTTATAACAAATGAATAAAATCTACCTTCAATTAATAGGGCTTTAGATTGCGCATCTACATAAGTGCCAGTAACAGTCATATATCCATTTGAATTAGCTACACTAACTGTAACAGCAGAAGTTTTTCTTTTAGATTTGTCTGTTAATTCAAAGGTTACAGAGCTTTGTGCACTTCTAGGAATTACCTTAAAACTCTGTGGACTTGTTGAAGTTGTTAATACTACCATATTATAAATAACAAATAATAATTAATTTGTTTGCATAAAAAAAGGGATACGTTTGTACCCCTTTGATTACCTTATTAAATTTAATTATTAGCTATTAGTACCTTCAGTTGGTGAAGCAAAACCAGCATTAGTAAGTGTTGTTGTAACACTTTCTGTTGCAGCAGTTTTTTCTATAAAATTAGCAGGTGCTAATTCCTGTGCAGTAAGAACAAGTGTATAACCACTTAAATCTCCCATTGCACCACCAGTTACTACAGTTCCTCCAGAGACATCAGCACCGTTTTCTAATCCCATAATAAATAAGTTTTTATTATAGTCTTCTACAACGATGTGTGGTCTTCCATAAGCCATTAACTTTAACTCTTTGTTGTCTTCTTTTGTCAACTTGTGTAGTGTTAAATTCAATGTTTGCTCATAAAATACCGTTCCGTTTTCTCTTGAAGCATTAACTGTTTGTTCAAATGAAGAATTACCTTTTATTTCATAATTAAGGTTTGCGACAGAGCTACCTACACTTTGTATTACATCAGTATCAGTACCATCATAAACTGGTACAATACCACCGTAATTGACTATGTAAATGTTTTTTATACCACCTACAACATCTTTGCAAGGTTCTTTTCGCCCTAATGTTAAATTACATGCCATATTCTTAATTTTTATTAAAAAGGGTAAATAGGCACTACCTACCTACCCCTTTATGTTAAACGATTATTATACTCCAGGTTCGTAAAGAACGATATCTGCTCCAAATACATGCTGTACACCAGCAGTAAATCTCATTACAATTCTTACATTTTGTGAACCATCAATGTCAGACATATCAATAACTTTAACGATATTCATGTCGTTTACAAGACCTGTTCCAAAATATAAATTTGATTTTTGTGCTAATACAGCAGTGTTAGCTCCTAATCCAGATGAAGGGAATAATTTTACTCCATCAAAAGAAATTTCACCACCTTGATACCACATGTGACTTCTTGCATCTACACCGCTATTTGTTGCAGCAAATCCACCTAAAGCTCTTACATAAGATTTAAATATACCTTGTGAAACATATAGATATAAGTCTTCTTTGCCATATACAGCAGAAGGACAAGCATCTATTACTTTTCCTAATTCAGCTACAACATTTGCAGCAGTAACAGTAGTAGCAGAAATATCACTTACAGTTGCATCAGCTTTTAGTTTTTTGATAAACCCATCAAATTGTCCAGAAGTACCAGTGTCTCCTTCCCATATATTTTGTTCAGTTCTGTTAGCTACTTTTGCAGCAACATGAGCCAATACGAAATCAGAAAAGTTTTTTGGTAAGTTGTCAAATGCAGAGAATCCCATTTGTGCAGCTTCCCAGTCACTATGTAAATCTTTCTTACATATATCCATGTTTACTTGGAATTCCTCTGGCTGAAGTATAGCTTCAGTAAGAGTTAAAGTTCCTTGTCCTGTTTGGAAATCACAGGTTGCATCCTTAACGATATCGTCAGTAGCAGCTTTTTTGATTACGCTTTTGTATTTTACATTAGGCATAATTGTTAACCCTCCTTTATCAAGGGTGTCAGCAGATAATAAAGCAGCAGCTATATACTTGCCACTAAATTCACCAGCATAAGTTGAAGTAATTGATACACTCATTTTGTTTAATTTTAATTATTAATTGTTTGCTAAAATATTCATTACTCTGTCAATAGTGGACTCTCCTCTATTATTTGCATATCTAACGAATTGATTGTTTGATTCAATTTGTTGTGGATTGTGGTTGATTGGTTCAGCAGCAGGTTGTGCAGAAAGCTTTTCTATTTCCTTAGACATAGAAATTTTTTCGTCTTCGTAACCTAACTTCATCTCATCAATTAATCCTTTTAATTCAGAAACGGCAGAATCAAACTCGTCTCTTGAAACGTACTTATCTTCATCTAAAGAAACTTCTTCAGAAAGCTCTTCGTTAACTTCTTCTTTTTGCTCTTCAGAGACAGCTTCTTCAAGCTGCACTTCTTTATTACAAGCGAGTTCAGTTAGTTTTTGAGACATTTCATCTTCTTCTTTAACTTGTTCAGATAATTGTACTTCGTCTTTAATCTCAATTTCTTTAACTTCATCTTTTTTAACTAGAGATAGTTTTTCCATGATGTCGTTTAAGATTGAGGTAGCTTTAGTTTTTTCCATAAACACTATATTTATAAATTAATTTATCTTAATAAAATAACTGTATATAAATAGCTTGTTAGATTTTTAACTATTTCCGCTAATTCTTCCTATGCCTTGAGCTCTTAAAGTTCCGTCACAACACTTTCTTGAATATGTTTTACCATCTTTACATAAACATCCTCTTTTGTTATTTTCAGGAGATGAGTTGCCTAATGTTTCGTTGTTTTTTCCCATTAAATTATTGTTTAGGTACACAATTAGGTACTTTTATACCATTCTTATCTTTCATTCCTATCTGTTCATATCCAGCCTGACAAGGGTCTTCTAGATTGATAACTATATCATGAGATTCACAAGGCATATACCAAATCTTACCATCTTCCTCGTGTTCATGATGTCCTTTACAACCAATGTTTATAGCTTCTTTTTGCGCTTCTTCAATAGTTTCATAAGCATTATTTCCATCTATTTTTTTTAATTTTATTTCACCAAGTTCTTTTAGTTTACCTCTTGACCAATTTAAACCTGCTTTTCCTCCCCAAAGTAAATAAGATATAGTTCCACAAGCTTTACTATCTGATTCATCATAATATGTTTCTGCTCGACTTAAATATGAGTACATACGTTTAATTGTTGATACCGAAAGTTTTTCACCTCTTGCTAATTGTTGTGCTCTTACTTTTCCTACACTTGTTGCACATTTATTATTTACCTTTTTGTTAAGCTCAATACCTTTTTTTGCATTATTTCTAATGCCACTTCCATAATCATTATATGTTTTAAATTCATATTTATTATCAAGTATTGAATTAGCAATCTCTAGCAATATTTCTTTTGCCTCTTCTTCATTATCAATTTCATTTAATGCACTCATTTCTATTTTATCAGTAAAATATCCTTCTATAGAAAATCCTTTAACCTTTCCAGTCTTTACATACTTTTCCCAGACCTCATCGTTATTTACTTTCATAGAAACCATCCAAGTTCCTATAGGCATATTTAAATCGTATTTTCTTGATTTATCATGCACATCATCTTCTATAATCCATGATTCTACTACGGAAAGACCATGTAATTGTGCTTGATGTTCTAATGTAGATTTGTTTTGGTTGCCTCTCATTAAGAATAACTGTGATGCTTTTCTTACCGTTTCTTCACTAAAGAATATATAATATTCGTCTTCATTGTTTTTTCTGAATATATTTTTATTAGGAATTAATGCTGCACCCATTAATAT